ATCTAATGCCGGTAGGTGGTGTTGAAAGTGTCTACGCATTAAACAATAAGAATGTAGCATTACTAGCAATGAAAAACGGTTTACGTTATAGCGACAGACTACAAGTACCGTTATTTAAAAATGAGTGGGGAACTTAATGATTAAACAATTCTTTAAAAAGATTACAGGCTTACAAGCATTAGAAGATGCAACACAAAACGCACTAGCAGAAGCAGAGACTGCAAAGAGTATTGCTAAACAGCATTTAGAAGAAGCAATTGCAGCTGAAGCAAAAGCAGCAGAAGCTAAGTTAACTCCTAAAGAACGTGCTACACAAAAGGGCGAGCCGTGGGTAGCTGTACTTGACACACATGTTAACAAAGACAATCTACGTAATGGATTCTTTGAGCTTGATTGGAACGATGAGTTTATTGTACAATTGAAGTTGCAAGGATATGGCTATGATGGTGATCCAGATGAAGAAATTGCAGATCGATGGTTCCGTGCATTGTGCGGAGACATTGGACAAGAGGAAGGTGTTAGCATGGATCGCCGTGGGGCAGGATATGTTGACGTTAAGAAAATTGCCCCAGGTAAAGCAGAAGTTTCATGACATATATTTTAGTAGATACAGCAAATACTTTTTTCCGTGCTAGGCATGTTATCAACGGTGACGCTGATATCAAGCTTGGCATGGCTTTTCACATTACGTTAAACTCCATCAAGAAAGCATGGAAAGACTTTAACGGAAGTCATGTAATTTTTTGCCTTGAAGGGCGCAGTTGGCGCAAAGACCATTATGCTCCATATAAAAGAAATCGTAGTGATGCCCGTGCTGCACATAACGAACGTGAACAAGAAGAAGAAAAATTGTTCTGGGAAGCATTTGATACATTTAAAGACTTCATTACAGAAAAAACTAATTGCACAGTATTGCAACATTCGCAGTTAGAAGCCGATGATTTAATTGCTGGATGGATTCAAAGTCATCCAAATGATGATCATGTAATTATTAGCACTGACACAGACTTTGTTCAATTAATTGCACCCAATGTAAAACAATACAACGGTGTAAGCGAAACAACAATTACACACGAAGGATACTTTGACGAAAAAGGTAATTATGTAATCGATAAGAAAACACAGTTGCCTAAAGAAATTCCAAATCCAGAATGGTTGTTATTTGAAAAGTGCATGAGAGGTGATACTAGCGATAATGTGTTTAGTGCATATCCAGGTGTTCGCAAAGAAGGCACAAAGAAAAAAGTTGGATTAAAAGAAGCATTTGCAGATCGCAACACAAAAGGATTCAACTGGAACAACATGATGTTGCAACGTTGGACCGATCATGAAGGTGTAGAGCATCGTGTACTAGATGACTACACTCGAAATTGCACTTTGATTGATCTAACAAAACAGCCAGACGAAATTAGAACTATAATTACTGATACTATCGATACTGCTATTGCAGCCGATAAAAATATCAGCCAGGTAGGTATTAGATTGATAAAGTTTTGCAATCTTTATGACCTAAAGAAAATTGCAGATCAAGCTCAAGCATATGCCGAACCATTAAATGCGAGGTATAAACAATGACAGACTTACAGGCAAAACCAGTAATTGAAAATAAATTCTGGATCGTCGAGAAAGACGGAAGTAGATACGCTACATTACGAAAAGACGAAGAAAATAGATTTGTAATGTCTAATGCAACTGGAATTAAAATTTTTAAAAATAAAGAAAGTGTTACTAAACAATTTGGTAAAGACTTTTTTATTGCAAAGATTATTAAAGAAGCAGACAACGCACCAGTAAACGAAGTACACGGATACTCTACAAGTGTTGAACCACATAATGCAATGTTTGACATTAAAAGACGACTACCACTGTTTACCAAAAGCAGTGATTCTAAAAGTTTATATTGTGCAGGTCATTACATCATTAAATTCGATAAAGGTTGGGTTAAAAGTTTTTGTCCAAAATTTATCACACTTGATAGATACGAATATCGTGGTCCATATAAAACAGAAAACGATTTAAAACAGGCGCTATCAAATGTCTCACGATAAACTACCAGAACGATTAACTAGTGTTGAAAAACTAGTACAACGCTTAAAAAGTGCTGAATTAAGTAATCAACGAGAAATCAAGATGTCAATACAAGAAGCTCGAGAGATTATAACCGACTTATCTATATTGACTTCCAAAATGGCTAATCATGTGCAAGATATACGTGAAAGTCTACATAAATTAGAAGCAAATCAAGGTGTTGTTGAAGTTAAGATGGACGGCGGATCGTTCTAGAGAGATAAATATATGCGTACATAACGGATATGCATATATGAGTCGACCAAAACCTAAAGTCCTTCTAGAACACGCTAGCAAGGATAATTATAAACTAGAACAAATCCTAGAGTCGGAAGCTATCTGGGCGGTGTTTTTTAAAGGGCAACCTTTTAATCTAAAGAGCGGTAGCTTAGTGGCTAGTTATCCCGGACCTAAATATAAAAAAGTATCATTTAGTAATCCCGGTCATGCACACAATCTAGCAAAGAAATTAAATCGTTTGTTTAAAACTTCAGACTTCGCAGTATACAAACTTACATCAGGTGAAGAAATAACAATTTAAAATGGATGTAAAAGATCGCTATACTGCTGTATTTTTAAAAGCAGTTAATATTACACCAACCAAAACTGCCCTTAAGGATTACAAATCTGTTTGGTGGTTAAATTTTAGAAATAAAAATGAGGGCGGGCTGCGATTAACCGAACAAGGCTTAGAGTTTGTAACTACCAAAGCCGAGATAAAATCTTACTTTATAGAGTTTCCAAAAGGTCTAAGTGTTACACCGCAGGTGCTAATATGGTTAGACAACTTTATAAAATCACCATATTTCATAAACAAGAAAGGTATTACAGTATTGTCGGAAAAAACAGCATTTGAGCTGTACTTATTTTCTGGAGATGTAAAGAAGATGGGTGCCAGCAAGGCACTTGCTAAATTACTCGCTCAAGAATCAAGCCACGATTGAATCTGTAGTTTAAATAAAAGTATGTTAAAATTAAACCCTTTGAGTGTTTGCAAGAAAAGGAAAGTTAGTTTTCTGCCTGTTCATTTTTCAAAGATACAGGTAGCAGAACAAGATTTTCTGTTTGATAACACCATGGAAGATTGGATTGAATCTAAACTACATGGTAGGTACGCAATTGTAAACTTGCCTCACTCGTCGGACGGTAACAAGACAACAACAAAGAAGTTTGTAGCTTTTGAAGATTCAAAAGAACTTACTTTTTTTATGTTAGCATATCCAAACATAAGGAGAACTTAAATGGAAGAGCAAGTAACACAACCAGTCCCAGAAGAACAAACTACTGGTCAGGAAGCACCTGCAGAATCAACTGAATTAAACATCAGCGATCTACAGGCATTAAAAGCAATCATCGATGTCGCAAGCGGACGCGGTGCATTCAAAGCCAACGAACTAGAAGCTGTTGGCAAAACGTATAATCGTTTAAACAACTTTTTAACACAAGTTACTAAAGGACAATAATCATGGCCCAAATTAAACACGTTGGGAAAATGAAAAATAACAACGCGAAAGTACTTGTTGTTTTTCGTACACTACCCGGTGACCCATACTTTGGATTAGTTGTTGGCACAGCAAGTTTGTCCGATAGCTATCACAACGCAATTATTCAATTAGTTGAAAGCGCACAAGCACAAGATGCAAATGAGTTCGGAGATATTCTAGGTATTAGACATTTTCCAGACGGGCGTTTAATGTTGGAAGCATTACATTCAGACGGTAAACTTATTAAGGTAGGTACATCGGATGTATTGATGACACCTGATACTAGTAATATAGTTCAGTTGTCAGAACTAAATGCGCTAATTGCCGAGCAAAAAGGTCTAGCTATTGATGAGCTAGCAGGATTTATCGGAGTTAAACCGGGCGCCGAAGTTAAAGAAATTGCTCGTGTCAACGAAGTGCCAGTGCAGGAAACAGAAAAAGCGCCAGATGTACTTGACGATTCAGCACTTGCTAAACAGTTCCGTAGCCAAGCAGATGCCATGTATAAGGAAGCTGCAAAGTTGCGCAAACAGGCAGATGAATTAGATCCACCTGTTAAGAAAGCAACTAAGGCTAAAGAAACTGCTGATGCCTAAAAAATTCTTTAGACCACCTAGTAAAATAATTAAAGAGTGGCCTGAAATTTTTGAAGATATGTATATGAGTACCATGCCTTTGCATTATACAAAAGTAATGCAAATTAAATTTGAAGATGGAAGGGTATGGGAAATTAATGTTGCAGAACTTGTTGAGGAAATAGGCAGCGATGCATTATCAACTAAATTACTTGACACATTTAAAGAATATCATGAAGAAATTAAAGGCGTTGACTTTGACATTGATATTAGTAAACTAAAAACCGATATTAAAAAATCTACTAAGACAATTCTTTAAAATATCTAGTTGTGCGTTCTACTGCATCGCCGATGTATAGTTTTCTAAAGTTTGTATGTTGATATATGTATAAGTTATGTTCAACATATAACTGCCATTTTGCAAAGTATTTTTCTTTATCGTCGTTGATCCAATTTAAAAAAGATTCGTGAAATGTTGCGAATCTTTTTTTATTGTCTAAAATTTCATCATAACTAGTATCAATAAAATCAGTCTTAAATCCAAAACTTTGTAATTTTTTTAAAAGATTAGGCTGACCTAATACTATAAACGGATGTCCCATTGCTATAGGGCGAAACGTTTTTTCTGTTATAAACAAACCTTGATTGTCATCAAAATGACTTTCTGTAGATACTGTTAGTAACGAATCCTTAAAAATATTCAAATTGCTTATTCCCGCAAAATGATTGTTGCGTAGAGAAGTTACATTTGAATCGACTGTCTTTGGATAATTTGCTCTTAGTACTGTTCGATAGTTGTCTATATATGCGTCAATATATTCTGGTGACGAAATTAGGTCTAAGTTTTTATCGTATCCAGGCATGTCGTTAAACCATATGCCACCGGATACCAATCCGTTTGTCAATAGATTGTTATGTGCTAAAAAATATAAGTGCTCAGATCTGTGGCTACGATGAGCACGATTTAAGCTGTTATAAAGAAATTTGGCAGTTGTTAGAGATTTAGAAAAAATAGGATCTATTTGTTTAGGCCAGTTACGCTGCCCTGTCCAATCAATACCTTCTGAGAATTCAATCCAAGGAAATTCTTCGTTTTTATTACACCATTCTAAATATTGAGCATTTGCATTTAAATTGCCACTAATAATTAGTACGCTATATTGCGGTAGTCCAATTTTCCACATTGATGCAGTTAATTCTTCGTATGCATCTACTCCATCGTTTTCGTAGCTATCCCCTTCGACTACTGCAATAATTACTATTCGTATTTTTTTTAGTTTTGCAGCATCTATTACGTGATGAGGAATAGATTCAATTAAATTAAAACTATTGCTATGATGGTTTGAACTACACCAAAGGTGCGCATGTGTGCTAACTTCGACAAGATATATTCCTTGAGAATCATAATTTGTGCTATATGTAAAATTTAAATTAGGATGACAATACCTAAGTTCAAAATCATCAAACGATCGTATGCTGTTTATTTGCTTAACTAAATTAATGTTAAGTTGTCTATGATTATCAAAATAACATCTCACTTAGGAATCTCGAATTAATATTACGCCGTTGTTTGCTGAGTGAACAATTGTATAACCGTGAATTATAAGCAGCGGAATAACTGCACTACATTTTCCAATATAGATTCCGCTGTGATCTTGATAAGGAGTGTCGTCACAAATGATAATAGACTTTTCGGCCATATACGGTAAACAGTTAATCATCTGGTGAAGATGCTCGGCAACACAATTTAAGTTGGTCCAGATAGTATTATGTTTCTCGTATAATTTATCAAACCCAGTTTCTGTTGGAATTGTTGGATTATGATTCCAATCAAAGTTATCAAGATATAACACTTTGATTTTTTTATTTAATAACGGTAATTGTTCTTTAGACCAAACCGAGCCTGAGGAAATTATCCAATTAGTGTGCTTTAATTCGCTGAGTTGGATCTTTGCATTATCTTCTATATCAATACTGTAAAACGGAATTCCTAAATCTTTAGAATAGGTATCAAAAAATTTAGTAGAACCTTCTCCGCGCTCACTACCTATTTCTACAATAATATCGTCACTTTTGTTGTACGATGCATATAATAAATGAGGAATAGAATACTTATGAAAATTTGCCATATTAATAAAATCGAGACTTATGAGGATCCGATGTCGGCGATGCATTACTTGTATAGTAAATTGTCATTAAATTTAATCGTTCAACGCCGGCTGGACAAGCTAACGGTTTTGTAAATCCGTGTATTAATTCTTGCTCATACTCCCAAAATACCAATCTATTAGGAGTTGGCTTAATTGTATAAAGGCAACTTGTTCCTTCTTTATTCCAAAACTCTAATTCACCATTCCACGAATCTTCCCACGAATCATTTGCGTAGAAAATTAAATTAAATTTTCTGTTTAATTTTAAAGTATCGTTCCAATTAAAATCAACATGAAGCCCTAGTGTTGCACCAGAAGGTGCTGCTGTTAATCCTGCGCCAAGATGATGGAGATCGGGAATTATATTAGTAGCGCCGGTTATTTTATTCATCCAAGATACAAAATTATGGCCAGTAAGATTAAGCATAATGTTTTGCAGAGTATATGAATCGTTAAAATCTCTTGCTTCTTTTCGAATTCCGCTAGTATCGCTTAACTGTTTAACAATCCATTTATTAGGAGGATACTGTCGAATGTCTGTACATAAATTTTTAAAAATTTCATCCGGCAAGAAGTTATCTACAATTACGTGAGGCAGCGGAGTTGCAGATGTATACTGAGCAGCTAAGTTATCAGTATTAGATAAATTTTTAAAAAAGTTTAGTATTTCCATCCTGTATTATCTTTTATAAAAGTAAATGCTGGATTTGTAATAGTGTAATTTTTCTGAGCGGCTAACACATTATAATTATAATTGCAAATATCCTGTATACTATTTACAATATTTTGATATTCGTCTTTTGGCAAAGCTAGTATTTTCTTAATTTCGTCAACTATCATATCAAGACGTTTTTCGGGAGATTCTTCTATATCATACGATTCGTTTATAAATCTATCGAATGTTTTATAGCCCATCGATTGTAGATCCTCAAGCATATACTGTGGACCAAATACAATAAATGGTTTTTTACAAGCAATAGGTTTATATAATTTTTCTGTTATAAAATTAGGAGCATATCCTTTTTTATATTTTCCGTTAATGTGGCTTAAAAACGGATCAAAGAATGTTTCAATAATGATATGAAAATCAGCTGATGCTACTGTTTGATATGTAACATCGGCCCACTTATCGTAAACATTATCAGTGGTGCTAATAGAATAAGGCACACCGTATAACCACTCTATAATTTTATCAGTTACCGGCACCGTTGCATTCTGCAAATCTAATATCATATCTTTTACAGAGAATATAGTTTTTTCATATGGATGAATATTGTAGAACGAATATAAAAATTGGTCTAATAAATCTGCCTCTAACAATTTGCAATACAGTTGCAGTCGAGAAGATCGATAGTTACGACTCAATACGCTAAATTTTTTAATAATAGGCACATCAAAAGAATCCATTGATACCTTACTCATTAGAAAATTATAAATTTCAATATTAACTCCGTTGATGCCTCGGCTAATCAAATTTGTTACTAAAAAAGATTTATGTAACTCATCGGCTACAATAATAAAAATTTGAGAAGGATTAATGTTGTGATTAGCTATTAGTTCTGATATCTCATCAACAAATAGCATATTAAATGTTTCGCCACAATTTTCGTGCAACAGTTTTGCAGACGGATTATTTCTTAAATATTCCCAATGAACTTCGTCGAGACAATTGGCAAATCTAACACCGTGTTGTTGATCATCATAAAAATGATGATAGAATATTCCAGGGTCGTTTGGAGACCAGTTATCTAGTGTAGCAACACAGTTATATTTGATGTGATGAAACTTTCCTGTTTTACTATAAAGCATCAACTTGTTCCTTAATCCAGATATATGTTTGTTCCATACCATACTCTAGGTCCTCATTTGGTGTCCAATTTAATAATTCTTTAATTAATTTATTATGACTATTTCTTCCCATAACCCCTCTTGGACCTTCAATGTTTACTACAGTAATTTCCTTGTCTGCAATTTTAGAAATTAACTCAACTAGCTCATTGATACTAATTAATCTTTCGCTGCCTAGATTAATTGGCTGTTTAACATCACTGTCCATTAACTTATGGATACCTTTGATACATTCGTCAATGTATAAGAAACTACGTGTCTGTATACCTGGTCCCCAAACTTCAATATTTCCACCAGTGGCACACATTGCAACTTTTCTGCACAGAGCTGCGGGAGCTTTTTCTCTTCCGTCATTCCACGAACCCTGCGGACCATATATATTATGTAAGCGGGCAATACGAATATCAAGACCATGATTTTTAGCATATGCAAGATAAATTCTTTCGCTGAATAACTTTTCCCATCCATATTCACTATCGGGATCAGCAGGGTATACACTATCTTCACTGCATAACGGATTATCCGGGTCTTCTTGATTATGCTCTGGATAAACACATGCACTGCTTGTATAAAATACTTTCTTTACACCTTTTTTTGTCATTTCACTTGCAATGTTAAGATTAATCATTGCGGAATTGTGCATGATGTCAGCATCGTTATCGCCTGTAGAAATAAATCCGGCGCCGCCCATATCGGCCGCAAGTTGATATACTTCATCTAAATCTTCTGTAATTAAATTTGCTACAGTATTAGGATCTCGGAGATCTCTAATATAAAACTCATCTGCATTAATCTCATTAAATTGGGGATATTTTAAATCAGCACCAATTACATAATGCCCTTGTTGTTTTAAACTTGTTACTAAATGACTGCCAATAAATCCCCCAGCGCCACATACTAATATTTTTTTCATTGTCCTTCTACTCCGTATTTTTCAACAAACTGATCTACTTCAATGTCTTTCATATTTTTAAGATGTTCCCTATTGAATTCTAGAATAGGTCGGACATCTTTTGCAAACTGATCAAGTGTTTCTTGCGACCAGTTTGATATTTTTCTAATTTCTTGAGCAATTTTTAAAAATCTAATTATGTGGTCAGTTTCGCTATCGTAGCTTTCGTCCCAGAATTGATTAAATGTTTTAAATCCCATATCCTTAATATGCTGTAAACCATTGGGTGCGGCAAACATAATAAAAGGTTGCATGAATGCAATTGGCTTATATGTTTTTTCAGTTATGTGGATGATGTTATTAAAAAAATATGTTTCCATTACAATATTAATATAGCTATTATCATAGAACGGCTTTACATCATCTATTCCAATTTCCATAGGATACTTACTAAAATCACCAGTATCAAGTATTAATGGAAGTTGTGCATCTGCAACCGTAATGTCATTATCTAGAATGTAAAGTTCTTTGTACTTAGAACTTAAATTTTTTGCATTTTCAATAAATGGCTGTTCTGACCCGGGGTGTTCTTTGCTCATGCTATAAAAACACCTATCAATTAATTGCAATTTTGACATCATAATATAGAATAAAATTCTATGCTCTGTATGTCTTCGATTAAAACAAAGGAACAGTTTTTTCTTTGGGGCTGTACTATAAGAAATATTAGTATTCAAAATTAATGCAATATCAGTTTTATCAATTCTAAATACTGGAAGATATTCCGTTTTTATTTCTGGAAGAATATTATTTCTTTTACAAAAATTTTCGTAGACTTCCTGTCCATTATAACAATTCGAAACATAAACGATCTGTGTTAACGGAATGTTTTTTCTAGAAAAATATTCAGTTAATCCTTTTAAAAATAAATCGTCTAAGAACCCTTCATACAATAAAGTTACCAACACATAACCTTTTTTTTCTTTAATGAGTGTTATAATATTTCTGCTAGGACTAGCATTTTCAATCAATCCGTCATTGTGATTAAACGCATTAAGAATATCTCGATAATGATAATTATGAAAATTTAACTCGTATAAGAACGGCGATGCATCAGCATCAAATGCAGGAACATAATTAACAAGTCCAGTGAATCGTCGATAGAAATGCGGACGCTGATGTAGATCATGTTTGTAACCGGAATTCTCAAAACTTTCGCCAGTAGCGGCTGTTGCTATATCAATTAGCGTAGGCACTCGATTATTCGTTATTGGGCCCCGAGGCCCGATCCATTCATATACTAAATTTATTTTTTTAGACATTTTTACAATTAATAAAAAAATCAGCAAGCTCTGGAAATGTTTCTAAAAATGAGACATTGCGTCTGCGATCATATTCAACAAACCAATTAAAAAAATCTCGACGACCTTCTACTATCTTTTCTTCACTATAGTTAGTAGTTTCCATGTACTTAACAACACGTAAAAACTTCTCATATTCAAGGTCACTAAATTTTGATCTATCGGTGTCATTTAGATTGTCTTTAATGTATTGCAAATGACTGTACATATACGACATAAATTCTTCTTTAGGTAAGATATTCATGTCGTACTGTAGTGGTTCTTTTAGAAAAGGAGTATCGAATCGAATACGTTGCCATTTGTTTTGATCAGTGCCGTTGTACTTAACACGCCATTCTAAAATCTTTTCTAACAACAGTTGGAAACTGGTAACTGATAAAATGTTAAATGTTATCATAAATGTAATTGGCATATTAGTTTTAGTTAGATAGGTATCTAAATTACGTTCCCATAATTCTAAATCTAATCCAGTGCGAATATACTCAGCCGGTTTACCCCAAGTGTCAATGCTTGTAAATATTTTAAAATCTTTAATTTTTTTATTACTAACTAGACTATTAACTTTTTCTACAAGTCGATCGATAAGAATAGGCTTAACACCAAAGTTACTGTTAATGTTTAATTCTAAATCTGGCAGTGGATTATTTTCTAAATCTTCTAATAACTTCCATGTACTTTTTTGCAATAATGGTTCACCACCTGTGATACGTAAGATTGTTAATGACTTACGAACCTCTGGCCACCACTCCCACCAGGCTGCAACATAAGGATTAGATTCCTCTTCATTGATTTGAAACCAATCGATATCATTACGATGATTTTTAACCATGTCATACGGACCAAAGTCTTTGATCTCTTTGTAGTAGGCACTGCTATGCTTTGGATGACAATATCCACATTTAAAATTACATTCATTGCCAAAACTAATTTCAATGTACTGCGGGTTAACTGGCTTTAATGGAGATTGTTTTATATCGGCAAATCTTTGATCGGTATAAATGCTGGCATTACGTTCTTTACGATCACTTATATACTCATCACCTAAAGATTCGATATTCCAACAATAGTTACAACCTGCGGGTTTTTCTCCTGCAACCATTGCAGCTCTTTCTGAAATTTTTTGTTGTGTGTTATGCAATGCGTTAGGATTAATCATAATCTCTTTTAACGGAATTGCATGAGGAGCAGGATGATAACAACTATGTGTCTCTCCTGTTTGTAAGTAGATAGTAGTGTGATGCCACTTGGCCATGCAAAATGTAGGAGAAATTTCTTCCATTATTGGAATGAACTTTTTGATTCTACTTATGTCTTGCATTAAATTGCTCCTCTAGCCACATATAGTCATTTATATGTTTAAGGGCAGTAATGTTGTCTTTGTGAGTTGTACCGTAATCTCGACCAGCAATGGCTCCTGATATTGCATATTCACCAAATGCACTATCTGCACCAACAGTACACCATGCATCAAGACGCTGCTGCGTTTCATCGTTGACTTGACCAATAATTGTTCGACTACTTAATTTCGCACATTCTCTAAATGCACTGCGCCAGGTTGTAAACGGATCTACATTAAATGCAGTGACATTACTAATTGCTGGCATAGATTTAAACTTTTTGCTTATGCTAGTTGTCATGTCCGGACTGTTAACATCGACTGTAATTGTTAAGTTAGTAGGTAATAACTTAACTCCGCCGTTGCCGTATTCTAAGTTGTTAACTAGATTGCGACTTCTCCAAACATGAACAATATCCCTATCGTGCTTTGGAACATAGTAATCAAAGTTAAAGTCGTCGACTAGTTCTGCATCTGCATCTACTACCCAAAACATTGGTGTTGTAACTTGTTTAGCAGCTTCTATATGCGCTTGATGTATGCCTTTAATACCGTGTACACGCTTTGCCGTAGGACAGGCTTTAAGAAGCATTTTATAGTTTCTATCAGCAAAAGATTCGTTGTAGGAAATAAAGACAACATCACTCGGAATACTGCAAGTGGCATTAATCTGAATATCTTTAATCTTACCGGTAAAGAATTGATACTGCCATTCTCTATTTGTAATTTGCGTTCCACGTGGAATCAGGTATACACCTAGATAGCTTTTATTGTCTTGTAAAAATCGATGAATATATTGTTTGTCCCAATCCGGAACAACATAATCAAATGTATAATTAATATCACAGTCGTCGTCTACAATCCAAGCAAATTTAGTAAAAGTATGCGATAGTGCTTCTTGCACCGATGCTCGTTTTTGAGCGTGAGGAAATTGTTTTTTTAAAAGGTGCCATCGTTCTGTTGACGACGGAGTACCTTGATCAATGAAAAATAAATCATACATTACGATCTGGAAAATAATAAGTAGCGCAAAGATCCATAGTTTCTCTATAAATGTCCACGGTAAATTTACTTTGTTTTTCATCTAAGTAAGGCCAATCAAATCCTAACTTAGTGTGTAACTCATAACCAAGATCTTTTATATCTTGTTCGAGATTATCATGATTTACTTTTTGTTCGTATATTTCTTTAAGTACTTCAAAATCTCTAACCTGAACATAATCCCAATCGGTGCAGTTTGTCATATATGTTCCAAGTCTAGCACCGTGTACTGCATATAGACCGTTGTCAACATGAGCACCAACTGTTGACCATATCTTAAGTCTATGTATATTGTGCCACCATACTGAACGTTTGATTTCTGTAGGTTTAACTTTAACTCCGTCGAGCAAAGTCATCTTAACACCTTCTCGGAACCCTGCTCTCCATGCTTGGTATGGAGTATAATGAATGTTGCTTTGACTAAATGTCTTAGGGTGATTTTTGTAACCATCTTCCCAACAAAAATCTACCTGTGCTTGAGGAGTCTCTGCTTCTTCGTGAGTCTTCATATTCTTAATAAAGTCACGATGCCAAATTTTTAATCCGCCATTACCGTATTGGAGTCCATTAATGGAATTAATCCCACACCAGCCATATACTTGTATCTTAGGATTTGACATGTCAAGGTCCATGTCAAAGAAACCGGAGTCAACAACATTGTCTCCATCTACAGTAACTAACCACTCAGTCTCTGCAATGTCTGCTGCTGCCTTATGTGCTTTGTCACTGCCCTTAACACCATGGATGCGTTTAGCCCAAGGTACCTTATTGCACAAGTCTGCATAATTTTTCTCAGCATTTGGTTCGTCATAGCTAAGAAAAACAGTATCAAATTCTATTACTTTCATCGAACCTCAAATCTAATATTATCAAAGATCTTAATATAGTAGATGCTAATATCTTGAGGAAGATCAGCACCGTCAAAATGTATATCAACTTCTCGTTGTTCTGCTAGTACTCTAGCTGGAAGTACAATCGGATGCAATAATTTGTTGGGATTATTATATTCAGTAATATAAAATCGCATCTTAGGATCTTCTTCAGGAGTGTTTAACATTGAAGAGACTCTAGCAACTGCTGCATCTGTTAATAATTTAACCTTAAAAACTTTTTGCGCTAACAAAATTGACAAAGATGTATCTAAATTTGTAGGATCTAGATCTGGTGTAAATTCGATTCTAACAAAATCACCGTAGTCGTTAGCAGATTTAGATCTGTCTCTTAATTTAATTTTTAATGTATCTTTATCTACATCATAATTAAAAATTCCTCTAGCTAGTATTTCTTCAACCAACGATAATTGATCATCATCAATTGGTTTAACTCGAACACTAAGTAGTGGATTTTGAATTGGAGAATTTCTAGGATCTTTAGGATGTATTCCCAAGATTCTATAATTTACTTCGTTGTAGGTAATATGCCAAACCGGAGTGGCGTCTTTAATAAATTGATCTACTTTTTCTTGGAAACTCATAGTTTAATCCTTTTTCGTGTTATTCTATTATAGGTATTAATTTCGTCAATTGTAATTAATTTCTTGTTAACATAATGTACAATATCAGTCTGTTCATAATTTCCAATTTTTAGAGTTGCACTTCTATCAAAAGAAAATTTTAAATCATTAACCCAATCTTCGTTTAAATTCATACAATCTTGTATCTGCGATTTCATATGAACTATTCTAGGAAACGGTAGACTAAAAGATATATTATCTGTTAGTCCTAGGACTTTTGAAGCTAATCCAAATATTTCGTCGGTTCCTAAAACTACCCCGTTATCAACATTTAACAATAGATTTCTAAACTCATCAGGGTATTTAGTTATGTATCTTACTAAATTAAAAAATTCTGCTGTCATTGGATCAGCTTTTTTAAAATATGTGAATGCCGAATAAAGCGTAGGGATGTTATTTAAAGTTTGTAGTCGACGATAATAGTCGCTAGTAACTATATCACCCCTAAATGTAGTCACTGTTGACGGAATATATAATGGTGTAAATTCTTCAAGTTTTTGTATCCAGTGACTGTAATCCGAAAGAAATAACATGTCCGCATCAAGGCACACTGTTGAGTCCCATGGACTTAATTCATCCATATGCGATCGGCCGTCCCAGTATGTTTCTTTATTCCAAAATATAACTTTATCAAACGC